AGAGTTCAGATCTTGGAAAAATCTTTAGCTGAATATGTAGACAAGTACAAGAAAGTTTCTTTAAGTTCTGGTAAAACGACCGCGGGGTACGTTATCGTTTCCTCTATGCACAACGTGGTAGCAGCAGCCCTCAAGAAAGTTCCACCTTCTATACTTAGTCCCGACGGATCAACACGTCGACAGCCATTCTGGTTATGTATAGAAGGCGAGCCTCGTATCGGCAAAACGACCTGGTTCCAGACGGTCATTTTAACGGAACTTTGTAAAATGCGTAAATATCATACTACATATACTAATCCACATACATATACCCATACTCGCATTTGTGGTACCGAATTCTGGGACGGATATAATGGCCAACCCGTTCTAATATACGATGATTTATTTCAAGTCTACGCCAACGATCAACAGATGTTTGTAGCTATCGACGAATTGACGAAAGTGATTAATGATAGTGCATTTCCTCTCAACTATTCCGCTATTCAGGATAAGGGAGTTCATTATTTTGATAGTGAGATAGTTGTGGCGAATATGCAGGGAGATTTTACAAATCAGAGCTTCATTAAGGCCAAGTGCCAATCGCAAGGTGAACACTTGAACTTAAGAAGATCTGTGCTTGTACGTCTTCATATTAATCCTAAATACAAAAACTCAGATGGAACAGTCAATCAACTATTAATGCAAACTAGCTTAGACTACAAAGTCGGAGATCACCCAGTGTATTCTATTATTCCCCGCGATGCTTATGTATGTTTCTTCAAAGATGTGAAAACTGGAGCGACGATGACTCTCGACAATTACAATACCCATCCCGCAGCGTGGCGAGTACCACAGGCATTGAGTGTGGAGGATTCATTGCGTTATATTTCTGATACGTGTAAGACGTATTTTGAGCGTAACGTGAAGTTTTCTCATATGGTCAATACCGCGTGCGAAAACCTATGGAACGCGCAGATGTTCGAGAGTATTAAGAGATGGTTTAGATCAGAGCAGTATGAGGATTGCTTGACTTATGGTGATGATACTCGTGTGGAATGTCCTCATTGTCACGAGCACGAAACGGTCGCTGCAATAGACGCCCATATGTTTAACCACCATGGTTTTACGTATGTGTGCGAATATTGTAGCGATGATTTCCGTGCTTTTGATGAGTGGAAGTCCCACATGCATTGTCACCATAAATACAAGCATGAGATCGTACATCCTCTAGTTTCTCGCATTCTTAATTTTTCTGAATTTAACGATCTTGGCACCGCTTTGCGTTTGTTAGTACCTATACAGGACGTGGACATATCTACAGTCAAATTGGATTTGACACGACACGCAGATAGAATGAAGTTTGAGAGTATTGCCTGTAGTATATGCCCACATTGTGTTACTTACTATCAAATTGCTAGTGGATGTTTTCCGAACACGTATCCTCCGAATGAGATTATTAATGGCCTCCTTCATATGAAACATCGTAGTGGAGATTGTGACAGAAATCTCCACAGTCGTCTTATTGATGGACATTTTAAGATTCGTCCACCCTGTTTATACACTTACATATATGACATGTATGCAGACTATAAGAAATCTTTTATGGAATTCATGCAAGGAAATATGTGGACCGTGTGTATCGGGTTGGGCGCGTTTGTATCAGCTATAGCTTTATACTTTACTTTTAACAGACAGACGGAAACGGAAGTCCAAAAAGGTAAAGGATCTAGCCATAAAGATGTTCAACGAGCGAAAGAGAGACGAGTACGAAAAGGAGGTAGGAATCGAGGAAAGTTGACGACCATACATGATATTGACGAGGCAGTAGTAACTATCGGCAGAGGAGTCTCTGAAGGTTTCGGTGCGCAGGTGTATAATGACTCAAATATAACTCTGGAGCGCAATCTCTCAGAGAGTATTGGATCTATACAGCTGTTAGTCGAGAACACAGATACTTCGATGGTACGATCTGACGCGAGTGTTTCGTTCACTAATGTTTGGGGAAATGTCTTTATGATACCGCGACATTTCTACGATAGAGCTGAACAGTATGCTCTGGATTATAAGAAAGCCAATATGAAAGCTACAGTTCAATTTCGTCTACACTGGAAATCTTCGAGTAAAAAGCAGGCCACTGTAAAATTCTCAGATGTCAAAAAGATAGATCCTCTTGATCTCGATAATAGTGGCCACATGGTTGATGTCTATTTCTTGTATATACCTGGCATCACTATGGGGAAAGATATTCGACGACACTTCGTTTCATCGAATGATGAATGTAATTTATATGGTGCTTATTTATATGGCTGTCGTACGATAGATGATAATTGTAAAGCGATGATACCTGTAACTGATTGCGCTTTGATAGAGCGCGACTTTTCTTATGTTATGCATGAGACTACCGATCCTATATTCAATACCAAGATTAATGCTCGGCGTTACGTCGTACCGTTGTATTACAATTATCGGTCTAACACGGTGAGTGGCGATTGTGGAATGTTATTATTACATACGGATTCAAAATATCAGTCAAAGATTTTAGGAATACATACTGCTGGCAGTACCAATTTGGGAGCTGGTCTCTCGAATTGTGTTTTCCGCGAAGACTTGGATGATGTAATGGACTATATTAAGAATAACTTGGAGTTGCAAGCTCAGGTACGGCTCGAATACGGCATCCCGGTTACGTTATCTCAAGACACCAAACATGAATTTTCCTCTACCATTAGAAACCAATGCACTAACTTTGAAGGATTTATGACGAATTACACATTTGATGGAGTTTCTAAGAAATTCCATCCCAATATGCCTCTTAATACGTCAATTAGTCCTTCTATTATGTATGACAACTTAACTGCGAAATTAGGTCCAGCAACTGGCGAACCAGCTAAACTTAAACCGTTTATAAATAGAGAAGGAGAAAAAGTTTCTCCTTTTATGATAGCTTTTAAGAAGCTGCAGAACCGATCTCCTTTGGCCGATCCTCAAGATCTTGAACAAATTGAGGATCATATCGTTTCAACTATTAACAGTTGGAAACCTGCCAAAGAATTAGGTTCTCCTAGATTATTAACGGAACATGAAGTGTTTAATGGGTGCGCTGGTGTTAATCCGATAGATGTTTCTACAGCACCGGGTTTTCCGTTCAAGAATGCTGCGAATCAACCTGGAAAGAAATCGTATATAACGACTACTGTTACTCCTAACGGTAACGTTTATGCGCCGACTGAACAGATGAGGCGTCTCATGAAAGAACGTGAAGATTTAGCGCGAGAAGGTATTATTCAATCTACCTTCTTTGTAGATACATTGAAAGATGAAGTGCGAGATTTAGAGAGAGTCGCTAATGGTAAGACTCGTATGTTTCAGATGGGTCCTCTAGATTTGTTGTTGTTAACTCGAAAATATTGTGGATATTTTGTAGGCTTATGCCATACGACGTATCTAGACGGTGAAATGTCCATTGGTATTAACGTACACGGGACTGATTGGGATATGTTAAGCCGCCGCTTGACAGTTTTTAATCAGTTTCTCAATGGAGATTTTACTAACTACGATAGTACTATTGGCCTCGATTTGGCTTTTAGTATGACTCGCATAATTAATAGAATTTACGACGACAGTTTAGAGAACCAAATGATACGTGCAGTTTTGCTGTTGACGTGCTTTGTCTCTTACCATTTGGCTTATGATGTTGTATATCGATCTTATCAAGGTAACCCCTCTGGATGTCTATTTACTACCATTTTTAATTGCTTAGTGAACATGATTCTCATACGATTAGTTTTTCTACATACTATGCCGATTCCTCTAGATGAATTTCATCGCCACGTGATACCCGTATTTTATGGCGATGATAACTTGATAGCCCTATCTGATTTTGCTAGTCGTTACATCACTATGTTTACTTATTCTGAAGTAGTCGCTAAGTGCGGCTTTAAGTATACCACTCCTGACAAATGTGATATGGTGAAACCGCATTATTCTTTTGAAGAATGCACATATTTAACGAATTCGTTTCGCTATATTCATGAGTTAGATGGTGTATTTATAGGTCGCACTATGGCTATTCCGGATGAAGAAACCATACATGATATACCGTACTGGACAAAATCAGACCCAGACAACATGAGAGATCAACTCAATAGGATCAACTCAGCTTTGCATTTGCTTTTCCCTTTTGGCAAAAGAAAATTTGATTATTATCGCAAAGCTTTTATTGAGTGCGTCGTTGCAGCAAGCATAAAGGGCTATCAAATTTATGCTGTCGACGTTTGGACGTGGAAAAAGGTATCAAATTTCTACACTGATCCATCATCCACCTTAATTGATCGTACTATTCTTTTAGATGAGGAAGATCGAATTTTATTGCAATTAAGGTGTTCCGACGAAGTTGTCGTTAAACACTCCTCAACGAGACCGCCCGATAGTGCTCAACCGGTTTCGATTACTACGCACTAACCCACCACACAACTCAGATAATCACATAAAAGAGAATGAAGTGAAGAACGAGGGTAATACCTCTCTTCAAGAATGCCCCCCTGTCCCTTCTATGAACCCCGAGATTACAGTCAAAAAAGTTATATCCCGAGCCCGAAAACCCGATTTAAATGCTTTTTTATCTCGTCCCTTTTTAGTTCAGAATATATCTTGGACGGCTACAGCTACTGCTGGTACGCGGCTTGCTACTATAACGTTACCTGATGCCCTTTTCCCTATACAAGCTTTTCTTGACAAGATTAAAAAGTTCGCTTTTTGGTCTCCGTCTTTTGAAGTTACGTTTAGGGTCAATGGTACTGGGTTTCATTATGGTCGTGTCGTGTGCTGGTGGCAGCCTCAAGCTAAATCTCTCCCTTTATCTTACACGAGTGCTAAACGTGCCTTTACCTCACCGAATTGGATACAACTCGATGCATGTTCATCAGTCGACAACACCTTCTTTATTCCTTATACCTATTACACAGATATGGTTACTGTTGGTGCTCTCACTGATGATATTGCAACTATATATGTTGATGTTTCGTGTCCATTACGTGTACCTGCAGGTACAGCTTCTCCGATTGATATCGCCGTATTCGTTAGATGTATCACTCCCAATCAACAAGGCTTTACAGATATTAATGATTTCACTACTCAGATGTTTTCAGTAGTTCGGAGTGGTGTTATCTCGTCCACTGTTCGTGGACTTGGCAATGCTGTTTCCGATCTTATCGAATATGTTGATTGGAGCGGTGTATCTAATGGGATACAGCGTTACACAGGTTTAGTCGCAGATGTTTTGCACTTCTTTGGTTTTTCTAACCCCCCTAATCTAACCACTACCTCCCTTATGCAGATTCGCCAACCTAATATGTTTAAAGTGTCAGATACTATAAATACAGTTAGTCTCGCTATGAGTAATGATAGGCAATGTGTGCATGCGGCTGGCAGAATAGGTATGGACTTGAATGAACTTGATATTACAGATATACTACAGAAACCCTTTTTAGTTTCCACTGTTACAGTGTCTTCTCTTACAGCACCAGGTTCGATATTATATGGGAAAACTTTGACTACTGGTTGGATTTCCAATCCGAATGAGGGCGGCGAAGTCGTCTCTCCTATTACTTATTTCGCGTCTATGTTTCGGCATTGGCGTGGTAGTCTTAAGTTTACTATATCAGCCGTTTGTAGTACTTTTCATAATGCTAGATTTCGTATAGTGTATATCCCAGTATACCCTCCCGCGACAGCTAATCCCGATTTGCTTACAGCTTCGAATTATGAGAATATTATATTCGACTTATCGACATCTCACGATTGTACTTTCGTTATTCCTTTCATGCAGACGCGTAATTGGTGTGTAACCGATGGCGCTGACCGTATTAATGGAAATAATGGAATTCTTATGGTGCAACAGATGAATACTTTAACATCTTCAGTTTCTCCCGTTTCAGATATGTCCTTACAGATTTTTGTCTCCGCCTGTTCAGATTTCCAGTTTGGTACTCCAGTGAATGAAGGCGTTACAAAGTCAGATTGGTTTGTGCAGATGGATTGTTCTCGTGTTACTTTAACTCACACCACAGTTGCGTGTAGTAGTACATGTTTGCGTGAAGCAGATGCTATAAACATAGGCGCTGGTCGTCCGTTTATAACAGGCTTCGATGATGTTATTAATATCATACCTAGTGTTCTTTCTCTAACTAAGCTACCTACAATCTATAAGTGGACTGATACTAAGCACTCAATGTTTATTTTCCCTTTTACCTCATGGCAGGTCCGTGCTGGTGGTGTTGAAGGAACTTCTTATTTAGCAAAAATGGAGGCCCTCTTTCGTTACAAGAAAGGTGGTTATAGAGTTACCGTTATAAGTGATCAAAACAACTATGATCAAGGCATAGATGTCGGTTTCATACCTTGGAACACTGCTATTACTACTGTCTATACCCCTATAGATACAGTTAAAGCAGAGACAGCTCTTGGAAATGGTGCGTTTCAATCGCGTATAGCTAATTCTAATCCTGTAGATATTATAATACCATATAACTCCATTTACAATAAGATTCCTACTTCACTAAAGAGTGAATTAACGTTAGCTAATAAGTCCGCCTGTGGTGCGTTATTAACTAAGATAGGAGAGACCGCAGTTCCTCGCAAAGTGTTCTTATCATCAGCTGATGATTACCGGTTAATACATTACATTGGAATACCTATCATTGCAGCCAAACCTACAACCTTTTTATCCTCGGATGAATTTTCATGGTCAGATATTGTCGATCCCGACGGCAAGATACGTCCTATGTCCCCCATCCCCGAAGCAAAAATAGATGCTGATTCTATTTCTGCGTGATATTAAAATCCTAATCAGTATACTCCTACGATGCCAATTTCGTAGACTCTAGTATTATATCCAATTGGCCGTTGCTATTTACGATAAAAGAT